ATTTACAAGATTTACAAGAGTTAGAGGAAATGACTAATAGTGAAATAGAAGCATTACCACTAAAGAAGCTAATACAATTAAGGAAAATAATACTAGATAATAATACAGCAGTAGCAACTCAAACATATAAGCAAAGACTAGTACGATCAACTGCATTTGATATAGAAAAAGATAAAGCTCAACAACAATTAATAAATGTACAAACATCTCCTTTAAATATTAGATCTCCAACAGGTGCAAATAGAAAACCTATTGTAAAAAAAACTGAACCTCCAATTACAACTGAAAATCGAGAACTAATTGGCGGTTCAGAACCCCCCCAAAATATTGGAAGGGTTTTCGATTTCTCAGTCCTATTAGACCCAAGAGAAAATTTAGAAATTGAACAAGAAAGAATACAATCACAATTGAAAATAATTGGAGTTGTAGGAATGATTTGTTCGCGAATAGAAATTGAAGATATTATAAAATTACATTTGCATCTTAGAAACTCTTATTATCATTCTACTTGGAGAAGTTTACATGTTACTTTATCAAATCCCAAATGTGCAATCGTCATATATCAGCGAAAAGGAAATATCGTAAGTCTTGGAACGAAATCTGAAGAAGAAATGCAATTATCTTTGAAAAAAATTACAATCATTTTGAGTAGAATTTTAGGGGTAAAAGTTTCTTATTATACTCCTTTGGTTTTAAACGTAATACAATCTACAACTATAGAATATAAATTAAATATGCAAAATATTCAAAGAGATAAGGATATAATATCCAATTTCAAAACTTTACCTGTAGAAAAACTTTCTACTTTTCCAGGAATAGATTTTACAGATGAAAAAACGGGTATTATTGTCACCGTTTTCGAATCTGGTGCTGTTATCTTTAAAGTAAAAAGAGGATATACACTTAGTACAATCAGTAAATTTAGTATTCCAAGCACTACGCAAGATGAAATACAAGAAAAATACAACACCATTTCGAAAAATATGGAAAAAGATTATCAAAAACAATTGGAAATAGAAACAGTTCCTACTGAGAGGAATAGATTGGAAATAAAAAACAAAAAAGATATCATCGAATTAGAAAAGAAATTCGATATTGAAATAGAAGAAGCTAGAAAAAAGGATGAAAAAATACAAAGAGAAAAACAACAAAGTCAAAAATACCTTGTAGAGAGCGAAATAAACCTAAACACAAGTAAACTAGAAATTGTTCCACAAGCATTTACTATGAAAAATATATCTTCGAGAATAATTCAAACTTTTAAGAAGATAATTCCTATTTTAAGACAAAAATATGTTCGCGAATAAACATTTATTATCCTATTCTTTGTCCTTCGAAAAATGAACCTCTTGTACTGTCTACAAGAGTATATACAGCATTTCCAATGACATTAAAAGATTGAGCTCGTACTACAACATTTGCACCAGCAGGAAGTTGAATTGCAAATGAAAAATTCACTGTCAAAAATCTTTCACTACTTATAACATCAGAGGTAGTAAAAGGAACTCTAACGGTATTCAAAACTACAGCAGATACTGTATTGAATAACTCTACATTAATTTCTGTTTCTGAAGGTGAACCTCCAGATCCTAAAGTTCTTCCAGTAATTGAAAATCTCAAACCAACTTCAAACAAGTATAAACCAAAAGATGGAGTTAAATAAGATTGTGCAGCAGTTAAAAAAGATGCTCCCAATGGAACATTATTTGGGAATGAAAATATTGTGGTCCCAACCGTAGGAACTATTTGAACAGAACCACCAGAAACAATTCCTCCTTGAAAAGAAGTTGCAATTGCTGTAGCACCAGTAGCTCCTAATAATCCTGTTGCTCCCGTTGCTCCAATTCCAGTTGCTCCTGTTGCTCCAGATATTCCAATTCCAGTGGCTCCTATCAATCCAGTTGCTCCAATTCCAGTAGCTCCAGTTGATGCTATTCCAGTTGCACCTGTTGCTCCCATTCCTGTAGCACCCAATAATCCTGTTGCTCCTATTCCAGTTGCACCTGTTGCTCCCATTCCTGTAGCACCCAATAATCCTGTTGCTCCTATTCCAGTTGCACCTGTTGCTCCTACACCCGTTGCACCCAATAATCCTGTTGATCCTACTCCGGTTGCACCCGTTGCACCCGAAACTCCAGTTTGTCCAAAAAAGAAACACGAATTACAAGAATTGCAATTATTACCACATTTGTTTTTTGAACAGCAAGGCATTTTATAAAAATAACTTTGATAACTAATATTTATTTATAAAATTTATCATATTTAAATTGGAAAAACCAAATGTCCACTAAAGTTTGGACTTGTATAGAAAAATAAATTAGCTGCTGGAGTGGGTGGAGATAATTGTAATGTTACTTGTACATCATCTCCTGCCGCTAATAATGTATCTGAAGATAATTGTATACTTTGTGTTTGTGGAGGAACTCCTCGCCCAAATCCCTTAAAAGTTGCGTGCGTTCTCCTGGTAAAAATCCACCAATCATTGAAGCTCCTTGTCCTGCTATATCTTTGAATTGAAAAGTTGTTCCTTTATTTAGATATATAAAATCTCCTGGTTCGATTATATCAATTCTTTCCAATCCTGTATTTACATCTTGGTATGTGATGTTGAATTGTCCTCTCAAAAGTATAAAGAATTGATCATAATTTCTATCTACGTGTTTTTGAGCAATTTGTCCTGGAACAATTTCCAATGTAAAAAGACCAATTTGTTCATTTTGAATTTTAAATCTTCTCCATTGTATTGTATAAATTCACCTTGATCACTTTTTACAATAATGGGATTTGTTGGTTCACATGAAAGACATTATAAAGAAGAATTTAAATTATTTTCGAGAATATGTGAAGTAGTTTTATTCCCTCCTTGACTATATATAATAGCTAAAATGATTGCTATTGTTATCACCACAATAAGTATAACCATTACTGGAATAACCCAAATATAATCCATTTTTGGTAAATTATAAATCTATATTTCATCAATGTTTATTTTGTAAACCAAAGTCTCGAGATTATTGATCTTCAAGTAACTGATTATTTATTCAATACAACTACATTTCATTCCTAATACCAACTGTCTACCTCTTTTATATTTGAATAATAATCTAGCATATTTTTTTTGACAATAGGGAGATATTTCCTCTTTTTAATTGTCTACTAAACCATAACGTTTCTTTATTACGATAAGCTTGTTCTTTTTTTATTTTATCAATATTTTTTGTAGAATTAATTCTCTGAAGATTAATTCTCTGAAGATTAATTCTCTGAAGATTAATTTTTTTATTACGAAAATAATTATATAATTTTTCAAATGCTTTATACATTTTTTCTTTCTGCTTTTCCGTTAATGCCAATTCTTTTTTATTATCTTGTGCATTAATTGCCTTTTTGATTAAATTCTGTTGAAATTGTGTTAATTTAGCTTCTGAAGGATCATATTTATTATTAATAAACGTTTTTCTAGCAAATAACCATTGTGAAAATGGTACATCGAATGGCATTTATAAATTTTTTTACTATAATATTAATAATAAATTAAACCAAATATTCACGCATATAATATTTTCAAGTTTTTCTATGGAGGATTTGTGTGTATTTTTATTATTATATATGAAAAATAATATCAAAGAAAATGGTACTGATGCTACTTTAAAAGATGATGACAACCTTTTATTTTTAAGAAGATCCGAAAATCAAAAATCTATGAACAATAATAATGCCTGTTTTTATCATCGTCGTCGACATGAAAAATGCGATATAAAATGTAAAAATAGGATGTAAATGTATTTATTTATAAAAAATCATGTATTTCTAGCGCTAAAAAAATTAGATCTAGATTTTTTTCATTCATAACTATTAAATACATCCCACTCTATTCGATTACCATAAAATGTCCGAATCTTATGGGTTAACTTGTTCAAGTGGACATGATCCTTCTTTAAATATGCAAATCTTGACATCCATAATACAAAAAGGATTTCGACAAGCCTATTCTTTTCGTCTTTCTTTAGATTCTGACGGAGAAGAATTAAATTCCGAGATTCCCTTTTCTACTTTTGGAGTTTTAGAAAAAGTTTTTACACATGCTGATAAGCGGAATTATAGCAAGGGAACTATTATTGGTCCTTTTCAACATATTCTTTCTTGTCTTGCTGAAGATCTTGGAGCAGCTTTAGATTATAAAGTTATTATGAAATGTAAAAACTTGTTTGAATTATCGATTCGAGGATTGGCAAAGAAACCTTCTGCTAGTAATTTTTTGAAAAAGAAGAAGAATGTTTTAGCTTTGGTAATTTAATTTTATGATTTTAATTTTTCGAAAAGATTACTTTGTGTAATTTTATGAATGAACTACCGAAATCAAGATCAGCTTCAAATGGATTTATATTTGCAATATCTCAATGTGATCCTACGAATATGGATTTGATAAATTATCAAGATGAAAAACTTCAAAAATGGTTCGATTCAAAGATTTTAAACAATCCTTCATTTGGAGATAATGAAAAATTGAATCGCGAAAGAATCAATGCGTGGAATATGTGTGTATATATTTCGAAACAAGACACCGAAAAAGCTTTGATATATTTTGCAAATTTATGGCTTTCTAATCCTACCAAATCTAAAAACAAGAACAAGATCAAACCTACTTCTTTTGATTCGGATTTCGATATGAAGTCTCTTATTTGGACTTGTCTTGAATTCTTTTTGAAGGAAAAATTAGGTTTTTATAATTTATAATGATAATCTTGATGATAGAACCTTTTATTTATTTTTTCAATTGGATGGAGATTGTTGCTATAAAATCAGAACCATTATATCTAGTCTGTGCATTGTTTAGAGCTTCAAATTTTTATGAAGATCAAGTGAATAAATCATGTCAAGATATAGATAAAATATTTTTAAAATCAGAGGTAAATTTGTGATATTAAATAATCATAAAATAGAAAGAAGCTAAAATACATTTCAAGATTCTTATCAAGTATAAAAATTGGACATTTCAATGCCCTTGGAATACTGGAGATGATCAAGATTCCAAAGATTTTAAAGATGCTGTTTTGGATAAATATACAATCGATGGATTTATTTTAAATCGAGGAAATCAACATTTATTCGATATTGCAAATTTGCTATTTAATGAAGCTTTCAAAGATCCGTTTTTTAAATCTGCAAGAAATATTTATGTGGAAAATAATAATTCTAAAATTAATCTTATTCGGAATCTTCGAAACAAATGTTCATTAGTCCAGAAAAGAAAATTAGAATTTCTCGATAACCAAATAAGAAAAATTTCCAATATCAGATCAAAATTAGTAGAGACGGATTCTCCCGTAGAGATAGATTCTCCCATAGATTCTCCCATAGAGATGTCCAAGATTGGATTACAAGAAATGATTGTAGATGAAGATATAAAGGAATTATTATCTTATTTGGATGGTTCAACAAAACAGAAATTATCTTTAGAGGAAGAAAATATTTCTAAAAAGCAAAAAACATTACCTCTAAATTTATTAGCTGCAGAAGTATTATTCGATTCCATCTTTATTAAAAACGAATATGAAAGCCAAATATTTCCTATTATATTATCAAACCAAACAAATGAAATTCCTACTTTTTGGGCTTTAAACAATAATAAGGAAATTGATAGAGATATAGTTTTAGTTAAAGGACCGTTTCTAAATAGAGATTCTCTCATTTCATACATCGTATCCAATTATATCAAAAAGTGTTTGAATTCAGATCATCTTCAATCTATAAAGATGGTAATATTTGATATGTTTCCTAATAGAACCAATTCTAATCAAGGTATTAAAATAATCAAAAATAACCAAAAATAGATAAATGTGGATTTTTAATCTGCGAAGATATTATGGGGATTCATAAAAATATGTTTAATGAAGAAGATAAAAAATTGAATATGAAAACTATTCAAATTGATGAAACCACATTTTCTCAAATAGATAAGTTGGATGGAATAATTCAACAAACCTTTATAATCGAGGTCTTATTCAAGTCTAATTTAACTTATTCTAGTTTATCATTACTTTACTTTATCGATATGCTTTTAGGTTTAGTAATACTCTTTTAGATGATTTTCAATGGAATCAAAATACGGGATTAGTATATTCTATAAATGAAGAAGCTATATTTTCATCTTTATCCAAGGGATTATTTCATTCTACTCTAAATCCTATAAATATAAAGATTTTATCAAAGTGGATAAATGGATCTTGGAAAATAATTGATAAGGAATTGGCAAATTGGATTTACACAATTGAAAATAATGAAAATATTTCCAAGATTATTCGTATAATTGGATATGATAAACAAAAAATTATTAATACGATATATACTTTGAGAAATAAGAATCTTTTATTGGATTTATTAAAATAAAATTGTTTTCTTTATTCGACTTTCTCAAAATTCTGTCTCTATTTATAAATAAAGATGGAATTTAATAACATTCTTACGGTTTGATATATAAGTTAGATATTTTCGGAAAACAATATATATTCACAACTAATAATTAAAATATATACAGAAAGGCAAAATGATCATTATATGTAGCCACTTTCATAATAAACTTGTAGCTATCGTTTATTAATAAAAGAAAGATATTTATAACATTTGTTTAGAATTCCAGTTATATTAAATATATAATCAATATGCATCAAGAACCATTTATAAGGTTTGGTATTGTTTAAAGATGATAAATTATTGTTTTTAAAATTTCGTAATTATAAATGGTAAATTTCGTAATTTAAAACATAAATCAAAGATTATAAAATTAAATTATAAAAATTAAAATTCAAAAACTTTATTTTTTTTTACATCTTTCTTCGTTTTGATAAAATTTTTTATTTAATTTTACATTTTTAAACTCTTTTTAATTTTAAACTCAAATACTCTTTTCATTTTAAATTATCATATCTTGAAAATAGAATTTTTTATTGGAAAGAGATTTTATTTATGAAATTATAATCTATTGAGAATAAAAACTACAATTTATAGTTGAATTTAATTATTTCGATTAAATTTATTTACTTATTGGAAAATACAATTATTCCAGATCAAATTTTTTACTAGTAAATATAAAGAAATTGTTATTATTAGTATATTCGAATGATGGATTTATTACCAAAAGATATCATAATAGTTATTGATCTCTTAAACGATATAAAAACTACTAGGAATTTACAACGAGTATGTAAAAGGTATTAAAAAAAAGAATAAAATTAAATTAAAAGGGTTTATAATATTTTGGACAAGTTATATTATAAAAAACGTTATGAAAAAATTACTAAAAAAATATTTTATAAATGGAAAAACAATGCTCATAGAAACCAAATGAAAATATCCAGAAATAGTTGGATGAGAGAGCTTTCGACTGTAATGATGGGATATAAAGTTTTGAATAATAATCATCTTGCAGGTATTTGATAACATTTTTCTTATCATATAAAGATTTATATATAAAATTAACTAATGATCTTAAAAAGAGATTATCATTCTTTGGTGAACGATTATTAGATCAATATTTTGCTACTGGATGCTATATACATGGTGAAAGATTTTACCATGTATATAGCTGTGGGAATTTAAACATTATATATAATTTGTTTCACTACATTTATATGAGAATTTACAAAGATGAAATATTATTTTCTGAAATACAAAAAATATTATTTTCTTGAAAATACAGATTTTAAATTTATTAGAATAAATATTATTTTCTTTTATCTAAATCCATTTGAAATATAGTTATTTTTGTGGATAATAATTATTTCGAATTATCCACTTGTATATGATTATTTAAAAGCAACTTATTATTCGATTTTTTGTTTGTTAATCCGATGAAAGTTTATTTGATTGGAAAATATACTATTAACTTTTGATAAGTTTTTGTTCTTTGCTACATTTCAAACAATTGCATTCGAAATCATACATTAATAAACTCTGATATTGATGTCGAGATTATTAGAATTGATATATGATACTAGTATTTCTTCTCCCTTTTTAATCCTCTTTTTTGCAATAATAGTAAGCAAATCTCCATCAATAGACCATTTGGTTCACAGCTATGATTAAAGAATGATGGATATCCATAAAGAGCACATCCAGTACAGTATTCGTAAGGATCATTATCTACATGAATAGAAAAGCAATTAATGCTGAGAACAGATATCATCTTGATAAAGATATCTATGGATAACCATTCTTCAGGTATTTTTAATAATAGAAATTTGAAGGAATTTTAATTCTATCCTTCCATCCAGATAATTGGCCGAACCAATCTAGAGAGAAAACATCAGAATAGCCAGCATTTAAAGTATGAGCAAAGATTCGAAATATCATTAATGCACTTATTCCATTACGTGAATTCTTTTTCAATGCAATAGTATCTATTCCACAAACTGAAGAATGATATTTCAATCTTGCATTCGCCATACATTCTTTTGTACAATATCTTTCGATTCCGCAATCTGGACAAGATATAGGGTTGATTAATATAGCCATACAATTATCGCAATGATTATCGTTTATGTTTGCAATAAAAATTGGTTTTCCTTCAAGTATGAGTTCTGATTTTGTAAATTGCTTTTTTGCAAAGAATCCATATCCTTTAATATAATTGGCATTTCGGAATAAGGAAAAAGAAGACGTTTCATAGTTTCAGAATCCGTATTGGGTCTACCTCTTCCTTCGTTTCACTTTTCTCATTTAAAAATTCTAATAATTTGATTTCTGGAACTCCTTTTCGAATCAATTCATCTATGATATTTTTCCGTTTTAAGAGGAAATTTCCTCTTCATTTATTGAGATATTGTGTAATTTTTCTTCGGACATTTTAAAAAAATAAAATAAATGATGCCATTTCTGGAAATGCTTTTAAATATCGCTCTTCGAACAAATATTTTTTATATATAGAATTTCACAAATGAATAGTAATAATAATGCATTATGGATAACGGTAGTTATACTAGTTGTAATTTTAATCGTAATGGTAATAGTAGCTATTATCTTGATTGCTATTTCACTATCAAATGTTTCTTCGATCTCAAATAAATCCCACATGAATTTGTAAAAATATAAATTTATTTGATATTCAATTCGGTTAATAATTCTATGTATATGAATTTCCTATTATCAAGCAATGATTTGACTTTTTCTTCAATAAGCGATCTGTTATCTCTATAAGCGGAAAAAGCCTTACATTCATTTTCGTAAAACAATTTCAATAAATAGCTAACATTCGTAACGTTAATCGAAGACACATTTCCTCTGATAATATATACCATTAATGCTATCAATTTTTCACCATTCATAATACCGGAAGTTGATTTGAAATCCAAAACTCCTTTTATCTCTGGAAATTCTGGCCAAGAAAATGTTTGTTCATCATCGTTTATTTCTCCATCTTCTGTAGGACTAGATATGTAATGTTTGGTAATTTTAATTTCTTCCGACATTTAAAAATCTTTATATTCAAAATAAAACTATTTATTTATTATGAACATATTAATTACGTTGGAGGGAAAACAACTAAAGTATTATTATATTAATAGTTCAAAATGACAGATACTAATGTTTCTCAAGATTCAAATTTATCTCCTTTAGTTGAACCATTAAAATGGAATGATATTTCTGTAGAACTCGTAGCTGAAATGTCTGAAAAACATGATAAATCAAATTTACATTATCAGGAACAATTAGATGAAAATCAAGAATCAATATCGGACTCTGTTCATCAAGTTTTTGAAAAAATGCAAAAAGATGTTTTATTGCAAAACGGTATTAATTCGTTTGCTCAAAAATCAAACCCATCCAAATTAAATATTCAAGAATCAGAAACAAAAACTAAAAAAGATGAAACTAAAACAGATGAAACTAAAACTACTAGGAAAAATATAGATTTTACCATTTTACAGAAAAAACCCGAATTTTCTTCAAAGAAAAATATGGTTGATGAATGTAATGGGCAATCTTTAGATGTATTATCGCAGATTTTGTTTGCTTTAAAAGAGATGAAAACTACTACAAATATTGTTCATAATCATTATTATCAATAAATTTCGTAAAATAGTATAGTTTATCTTTATTTAAAAAAAAATGTCAACCATTTTTCAACCGAGAACAGTTACAACATCTAGGGAAGAAAATGCTAATCCAATATATATTCATCTTGCAATATGGTTTACAATAATTGCAATCGCTTTAATCGTAACTGTTATTGTATTGATATTAGTTAGAACACCAGCTTCAAGTGCAGTAAGATCTCTTTCGTCTTTAATTGCTGTACCGCATACAATATCATCGACCCAAAGTTTAAAATGAAACCAGATAATACATATAAAAATCTAATTAGATGATTTTAAAACGAATAAACATTTTTTGAAAAGAAAATTACAAGTATTTTTTAACTAGAAATAAAATTCGTATCGGTTTTATAGGATTGAGAATAAACATTATCTTCAAATAGTAAAATTCGTATTTATTGAATGAATGAAACAGGATTAAATACTACCCAGTACGAATTATATTTACCTTTAGGTAACACTTCTTTAAGAAAAGGTGCATCGTATGAGATATCTAATGATCCTTTAAATCCTGCACTCGATAAAACTAAAAAATGCGGAGGAGGATTAATAGCAGTAGCAGTTATTACTACTCTTGCTGTTGTTGGATTATTGATAATAGCAATCGTTGTAATAATTTGGGTAATGAATGGCAAAAAGAAGAATTCTGTATCAAGTGCAATAGTATTATCTATGCCAATACAAGAACAACCACTACAAAAATTAAAATCTCCGAAAAACAAAAATGTTGAAGAAGTATATCAAAATTTTGAGGAGCTCCATAAAACACGACCTAGATCACCAGGAGTACATTTTTCTCCTTTAAAACCTGAATATGTAAAAACTCCAGATCAAGGAGTAAAGACATTTCTTCCGATGTCTGAAGAGGGAGGATTTGCCTCATATTAATGTAACATTTTAATCACTATATAAATGTTTTTTTTTTCAATATTCTCTTCTAGATAATACAGAATCTTGTAATAATTTCTGAAGATTCGAAAATTGGTCTTTAGAGATCTCATATATTCTTTTTAATTCAGATTTTTCTTTGCGTATTTTTCCTTCTATATCAAGTCTTTCTCTTCTAAATGCATCCCTTTCTCCTCTTAATTCATCCCACTCTCTATTTAGTTTTCTTTCACTTATTTTTAGTTTATCTTCACGGTCATTATATCTTTGATAATAATTAAAATTATTTCTTTGATTTCTTTGATTTAATCCTCTATAATGACCTCTATTCCATGATTGGTTTCTATATCCTCCTCCTCTATTATTTGGAAACGTCTTTGGAGAACCTTCTGGATTACTATTTCTAGGAGATGACTCTGGTGATTTACTATAAATCGCACCTTCTTCTTCTTCCTCTTTGGGGTTTTCTTTTCTAAATTTAGATTCTGGTGAAGAACTGCGAGAACGAGATCTTTTTCTAGGATTCTCTTCTTCATAATTATAAGAATTACCAAAATTCATTTTTTAATAAATATTTCTGAATATACACTTTATATTTTATTACGAAATTTTAAACTATACATGATTATTTTATTTTTTTTTTACGGTGCGTTATTAAGATTAACATTTTTTAATTTCAATCTTTTGTTTAAACGTTTTGATAATGTAGGTTTGAAATTATCTTTTGATATATTGTTATCTGGAATAATTGATTTTTTATTTTCTAACAAGAATGGTGATAAAAAAACATTATCGATTTCTTGCTTTGGTAGAAAATCCGTTTTTCTTTTTCTAATGATTTTTTCGTTTAAAAATGGAGATTCTTGTATTTCGATAGTTGGTGTTTCGTTTTTTAACTCTTTTCCAACATATATAAATTCAAAACCTTCTCCCTGAAAAAACTTATAAACAGCTTTCCAATATTTCCACCACATTCCATAATTGTCACGAAAATATAAAATTACTGGATCAAATAATTGATACTTTCCACGAATTGCTCTCATTATAGCTTGTTCTACATTTGATTTTGGAGTAGCTAAAGCAACAACAGAAAGAGAAGGAATATCTAAAGCTTCGGATGCCATACTATAAGATGAAAAAATTACTTGAGCAGTCAATGCATTCTTTCTATCTGCTTTTTTTGTTTTACCATAAAATATTGCTGATTTGATATCTATTCGTTGTTCTTTTAAGATATCTTGAAGTTTATGCAAATGTTGAACTTTATCACATCGATCGCTCAATACTAAAACTTGTCTTCCTTCATCTACCATTATAATTGTTTGTTTGATTATTTCGATATTCCTTTCATTAATATTTACCAAATCATTTAAATTTAGATTATAATCTGGTTTTTTTTTGAAATTAAATTTAGTTTTAAGTGGTTCGTATATTGGATCAATAACTTTTACATATACATTTCTCGTATATATTCTTTTTCTCTGAAATGTAACAGGTCCAATCCAAGATTCGGCCACTTTTTCAGATCTATCTTTTCTGTATGGTGTACCGGTTAAAAGTAGAATTCTCCTCATTCCTGTAAGAGGAAAACTTTTGCAAAACTTTTTTGCAGATATATGATGAGCTTCCTTAAAAAGCATAAATTACAAAATAAATAAATAAATACATCAATAATAACCATTCCAAAATGTTTCATAAATTCCGAATATCTGTAATAAAACTTTCCAGTAGATTTATCTTGGACTTGCTTTATCAAGGATTGAATACTGCATAAAACTATATCTTTGTCTTTGTAATTCTCCTTGTCTATTTTCAAAACACCAACTTTTGCATCTGGAACTAATTCATTTAATCTTTCTACCCATTGATCTAAATATATTTAAGTTAAACAATGCAAAATTACCACAAAGAAAATCTTTATGAACTAAAACGATTGCTGGAACAACTCCATTAGCATTTTTACAGATTTGAATCCATGAATAGATTGCACATCTTGTTTTTCCAGAACCAGGAGGAAGTGCTAATAAACCCGATCCTACTTTTGAATTTAAAACTTCCATAATAGCATCACAAGCAGAGACTTGTTGAAGAACTTCTTCATCAAGATTAGATCTAAACTCTAAATTTCTCGATGTATTTATATTTCCTGTATTTCTATTATCTTCAACATCTATACCGAAATTCAATATTCCGTAATAAAATGGTACTAAAAATTCTTCATCAGTTTCTTCAAAACAAATAGTTGGTGCTGGTAATTCTCCCGTTACGTAATTTAAAAGGCATGATTTTATAGAGAGATTATTTTTATGAATTTTCAAAAGTGGTATAGAAAGATCGCTTTTTCTAATCCTATACCAAGTATCCATAACTGGTCTTCTAGTTAAATATGGATGTGAATCTGAAGACCAAACTTTTTCTTCCATTAAAATATACAATAACTATTATTCGTGTTTATTTTTAAATAGTAAAATCATTTTTAAAGATAATTATTTACAGAAAATTAATTTTTTTTAAATGGGGAATTTTTTTACCATATCCAATTGCAAAACAGATAGATACTCTCCAATTAATCTTCCTATTTTTTCGATTGTTGGATATGGAGAATCTAAAGAAGAATCATTAAAATCATTGAATTGTTGTCTAAGATATAACTTTGGTAAACAGATCAATAATGAAAATAATGGAGCATTCTATATATGTTCAGACAACAATTTGGTACATTATGCTTATGTTGCCGAAGAAAATGGTGTTTACAAATGTTATTTAAAATAAATGTTATTTATTGTAATTCTACTCCTGCAGCAATAGTATAAGATCCAAAAAATGAAAGAAAGGTAGAATCAGAAATGATTTGCAAAGCAATATAATCTCCTGCAGTTACTGGCACAGCATCAACAGTATCATTTCCATTTCTAAAAGTAAAAACACCAATAGCTGATCCATATGTAAAACTCACCGATAGAAGAGTAGCAGCAAATGTGGGAGGAACTAATGGTCCAGCATCAGAAGAAGTATAAATAGTAGCAGTTAAAGTAGCAACTCCGCTAATATTCGTTGTTAATGCCGATTCTGCTGAAACATAAAGATTTCTTAAAACACCACTTCTTGGAGCTCTAAAATATGTTACTCCTGCACTAGAGCTAATAGGTATAGGTATTCGAGACCCAACAGAAGAATTAAATCCTAATGTAAATCCGGTCGATAAACTAGGAGATCCACCTAGGGAATTGGAAGAAAATGGAATTATTGCTCCTGCAAACCCCCTAACACCTGTTGCTCCCGTAGCTCCTCCTCCAAGTCCAGTAGCTCCAATCAATCCCGTAGCTCCTGTTGCTCCTAATCCAGTTGCTCCCAATAATCCAATTCCTGTAGCACCTGTCGGTCCAGTTATTCCTATTCCAGTTGCTCCTGTTGTTCCTACTCCTGGACCAGTAGCTCCAATAACTCCTGTAGATCCAGTTTGACCAACTCCTGTAGCACCAGTTTGACCAACTCCTGTAGCACCAGTAGGTCCACTAGCACAATTTCCTCTTTTACATGATCCGCACGATCTTCCACAACGTCTAGTACCACAAGTCATTTTTTTATTTTTAAAAATATAACAACTATTATAATCTCGCAAATTTTTGTGGAAATTAAAATAAATTTATTCAATTATAACTCAAATAAAAATTAATTTGATATTATCCGAATTAATTTCTTCAGAATAAATAGCCTTAAAAATTACTTTTAAAATGAGACGTTGTGGTAAAAAATGTAATACTTGTATCAAAATAGGAGCAACAGGAGCTACTGGAATTGGATCAACAGGAGCAACCGGTATAGGATTTACTGGAGCTACTGGAGTGGGAATAATTGGAATAACAGGAGCTACGGGAGCTACTGGTATTTCAGTTGCAGGTGATATTGGAACAACTGGAGCTACTGGAATTGGAGCAACTGGATTGATAGGAGCCACTGGAATTGGAATATCTGGAGCAACAGGAGCTACTGGAATTGGAGCAACGGGAGCAACAGGTGCTACTGGAATTGGAGCAACAGGACCTACGGGTGCAACTGGAATAGCAGGAGTTGTTACTTTGATTGCAGGAGCTAGAGCAAATGCTAATCAATTAGTACCTTCATTTCCTCCTTCTATACCGTTAATTTTATCATTTAATGGAGCTTTGGGATTTACAGCTTTAACCCCTATACTTCCTAGTGGTAATGCTTATACTGTAACCCAAGCTGGTGTTCATCAATTCGAAGTTTTAATAATGTTTGATACTCAAGATTCTGTTCCGCCTTATGAAGTTCAATTATGGGTTGAATTGATATTAAATCCTGGAGCTCCAATTGTTTTGACAAGATCAGTAATATTGGTTAGATCAGCATTTAGTTCTCAAACTAATGCATCTACTGGTTTTACGTTTAAAGCTTCTTTAGCTTTAGGACAACAAGTTGCTGTAAGAGTATTTAAAACAGTATCGCAAGAAAGTGGACCAGGAGCATTGACTTCAACTATTGAAAGCGTTAATGGTGCATCTTATTTTATCGGGGAAAGAATAGGTGGTGTCTAAAAAAATTATGTATTTATTAAAAATATTCTTATTAAAATCAGTTTAATGTCTTGCTATTGTAAAAAATATAAAGTGGGTGCTACAGGAATTGGAAGCCAGGGTGCAACTGGTGCGAATATTACAGGTGCAACTGGTACAACCATAATAGGTGCCACTGGATTTCTAGGCGCTAGTGGTATTAGTGATATATTATCTGGATCGACTGGAGCTACGGGTGCTACGGGATTTAGTCTTATTGGATTACCGGGTACTACAGGTTTAAATAATATTGGAGCTACTGGAGCTAATGGTGTTTTTGGATTTGGTACAACTGGTGCAACTGGTATTGGACTTTCAGGTCCTATAGGTTCTTTAGGAGTATCTGGAATTGTATCAGAAATTGCTGGTGGTGGAGCAGATGGGCTTCAATTTGTTACGTCTACTCCTACAGTAGTTAATTTTAATCAATCTTTGGGATTTGCTCCATTAGCTTTTGGAAATACTTATGTAGTGGTTCAGACTGGAGTTTTCCAATTTGAAGTGAATATGGTGTTTACGGTTACTCCTTCTCCAGTAAATCTTCCATTTCAATTACAAATCTTTGTGTCTCTAGTTTTATTGGGAGGACCGACGATTTTAACAAGAAGTGCCATCTTGGTTTTAACTGGAACAACTCTTAGTCCTAGTATTTCGACCAGTTTTACAGTTAAATATCCCTTTGTATCGGGAAACCAAATAAGAGTAGAAGTATTTCAAATAGTTCAACAAGCACTTCCTCCTACAATTTTGACAACTTCAATTAATCCAAATCCAGATTCTTATTTTATCGGAGAAAGAGTTGGAATTGTTTAAATAAAATTTTCTTTTCTCAATCAATTGTTTTATGCTTTTATCTAAATTTCATTAAATAATACCGTCATGTCACCTTGAATTCTTGTGGAGAAATTGGTATTTTTGAGGTATAAGTAAGTTTTATGACTAATCTTTTTTGATAATTAATTATTGGTAGAAATTTTACAATTAATGGGAATTTTCATCTATGTGATTTTAAGAAGAATACAATATAGATTAAAATACCCGTCTAATTTACTCGTGTTGGTTTCTTTAGATTAAACAGTTATTTAGTTCTTTGATAAAAATGGAATCAGTACAAGTTATTCCCCTAAACGAATCCGAAATGAAAAATAATAGAAAAAAAGAATCGAAACCAACAGTAAAGAGGACTCTAACTAGTAAAAGTCTTCGTAAATTTAGCGAAAGAGAATTGAAAGATGGTCTCAAATATCTTATCGAAATGAAGCAAGTTCCACAAAGATTAGAATTGGGAAATATAAATAAACTAAGTAAAGAAGCACTTATAAAATATTGCAAACCATGGGCTATGGCAAATTATTATCAAGCTGTTTTACAACAGCGAGAAGTGAGAGAAAAGAATGCACCAGTCATTACCGAAAAACAAAAAAGAATTATTCGAAAACTAAACAGGTATTCCGTAAAGAATATCTTGGTTTGCATCAAGAATCTAAAGGTTGATATTAAGAATACTTATTCGATGAAAAAAGAAGAATTGAGCCAAGCAGTTGCATTATCTGATCGTGCTATGGATACCCTTTATTCTGTAAGGGAATTGGAAGATAAACAAGAACAAGATAAAGAAAATTTAAAGATCGAAAAACAAAAGCAAAAAGAAGAGAGTGATCAATTTTCTAGCAGCGAAGAAGAATCTCCTAAAAAGATAACCAAAAAGCATAAAAGATTATACTTTTCAGAAGATGAATCATCTGAATCCGAAGAAAAATCCAAGAAAAAGAGAAAAAATCATCATTAATTTTTATGTTATTTTTGAAATTTAAATACAGAGTGCCTCTGATAGGCGCATTTTAAAATCGAATTTAATTGTAAATATTCCATAGCAAGATGGAATGCGAAGATTTGAAATTAATTGATGAATCTTCTTCAACTGTAGATTTTCCAATTGAATCAATAAGAAAACAAAATGAAACCAAAATGAAATACAAAGGATCTTTAGACCTTAACGTTGATATTCTTGATAAAGATCAATGGAAAGCTTTTGATTTGATAATGAATGCCAAGAATGTTCATATATGTGGACCAGCAGGATCAGGAAAATCCCTTTTACTTACTTATGTTGTTAAAGCTTTAAGAGTATTGAAATTGAAGGTTGCTATAACAGCAACTACAGGAATAGCTGCAAATAATTTAAATTCTAGCGGTATGGAAACGAGTGCTACTACTTTGCATTGGTGGATGGGAACTGGTGGAAATTGCGGTACACCAGAAAAAGAAGCTGAAAATTTAAAAATGTATAAATCAGATTTTAGATGGAAAGATACAGATGTTTTGATTATTGATGAAGTTTCAATGTTGTCTCCAGAATTATTCGAAAAGATCGAAAAGATTGCAAGAATCATTAGATGCAATCCTGCACCATTTGGAGGAATTCAAGTTATTTTATGTGGAGATTGGTTTCAATTAGAACCAGTTAGAGAAAAAAAGATATCTGAAAAATACAGGTAAAAATCATTTATATATTAACTTTTCAAAAGGGATCTTATTTATTGTTTTGAAACCGAGGCATGGTCTAAAATCATCAAACATGGAAACGTCATCGTTTTATCACGAAATTATAGGCAAAGTAAAGATAATGCATATCAAAAATTATTGGGAGAGATTCGAGAAGGGGTATTGACTGAAGAATCTATTGGAATTTTAAAAAGTCGTATCGATGCAGAATTAAAACTTCCTCCAAATATAAAAGCTACATTCTTGATGCCTTTGAAAACACTAGTTAAAAAGGAAAACGAAAAAGCATTAAAAGAGTTGAAAGGAGATCCTATAAAATTCACTTGGACAAGAACAGATCATAATATATCTCCAGCACTTGCAGATAAATTATTTGGTAAAATCGTTAAAAATATTCCTGCTGAAGAGATTGTTGAATTAAAAGTTGGATGTCCTGTTATGCTTCTTGTAAATCTTTGTGTAGAAGAAGGATTCGTGAATGGAATGCAAGGATTCATAGATTTTTTTGATGAAGAAGATGGATTTCCTCATGTTACGTTTTCTAATGGAAAAAAATTAAAAATATTGCAGTATACTTGGGTAAAGAAATCTGACAAGAGTAGCATGCAAAATTTTAGTGGAATTATTGTCAAACAAATACCATTGACTGTTGCTGCTGCACTTACTATTCACAAGGTTTTTTTTTAATTATTTTAAAATATTTGTAGAGTCAATCTATATCTCTTGAATACGTCAAATTGAATTTAGGATCAAATACATTTGCTGGAGGACAAGCTTATACTGGATTATCAAGATGCACAACTCTTGATGGATTATCACTTACCGATTTCCATTTAAATTCCATCAGAGCTAATCCAAAAGTTCTCCAATTTTATAAAAAATATAGCGCATTGAAACATAGATTAATCGAAGATGGGGATGAAAATGAAAAAGTCAGAGAAAACATTATGAAATTGCTCGAACAACATATACCATCAGCACTTTCGGTAAAACGCAAAAGAAGATCATTTAAAAAAAATATAACAAAAGATAAAAAATCTCATCATGTAAATGAAGAATCTCATCATCAAATTGTAAATGATGAAGATTGTCCATTTTAATTATATTTAATATATTCTTTTGGGAGAAAATGAATAAGCATTATCTAGGAATTCTATCGTTTTCAGAATCTTAAAATAAGTCATTGCTATACAATAAGAATTATCCAATGCATTATGCGTGTAATTCATTGGATTCCAATCTTTAATATTAAAATGTTTGAAAGCAGCAATATTTGCAGAAAACTTTTTACCGTTATTTGCAAATTCCCTTACATATTTATGCGTTTTTCTCGAACAACCTTGATGATATGAATGAATATCGATTGGATGTTTTAATTCTCCAAAAATCATATGCAAAGGTTCATAATCACACATGGA